CATACTGAATAAGTAGTGCTGCCTCTTTGTGCTAAGCCTGGATTTAAAGTATTAGTATCAGGCTCCATGGCTTGTAAATCTTCGTAACGATATACATAACCATTGCTTGCAGCGTTAGCCATTTGTCTGCAGAATTTTCTACTTTGTGCGCTTGTATTTTTTGTGTAAGCGTATCTCACCTTGTATAAGCCGCTATCCATTTCAGATGGCTTATCAGGATCAGAGTAACTTCTAACTGATGCAAGATTAACAGGCTCAGCTTCTATAAGCTCCCACTCATCTTCGTCTACTATTTCGCCCTTATCTTCTAAGAATTCACACCACCATGCCTCATCCTCATCTGTAAATATTGGAGGCTTTTCTTGTGGCTCTAAATTAGTCTTTTTTTTTTCTTCGGATAGTTGAGTTGTTGCATTTTGTGCAACAGTTGGAGTAACGATTTCCTCACCGAAAATATCATTAGACTCAATATAAATATCAGCCATAATGCCCATACCCTTAAATATTTCCTCAAGTGAATCTGTAACGATTTGTTGGTATGGCTCAATGATATTCTTATTAAATATTCTGTAAGCATTTTTCATCTCATCAGCGTTACTGCCTAATCCACCAGCATCTCTAATACCAAATAATAGAGGTGAGGTAACTCTGTGAGCTGCTAATATATTCTCTCTTGACTGCACGCTTAACTCTTGCCACTGCTTATCTGCGTCAGTCATAGGAACTAAGTCTAAACGAGGCATTCTATCAGCTGATTCATTGAATGTAAATACTACTTTACCTGCCTTTCTAGCACCCATCAAAGTCTCCCAATTCCTTCTAATAGCCATCTGCTCTTCAGGATCAGGAATACCGTTGTTCATGTGTAAGAAATACGAAGGTGCCATACCATTACTTAAGAAAGCTCGGTAGAATTCGCTGATTTCTCTTGTAATTTCTATGTAATTGATAGCGCTGTAGTAATCAGGCTTCGGATAGTATGCGCTGCCTGGAGTCATTATCCCCACAAATAGCACTTGAGAAGGCTCATCTGATTTTGTAGTTGAATTGTACATCGGAATAAATACAGGCGCATTCTTCTTCTTACGCATATCATTCCAATCTTTAGAATAATAAACGCCAGGTATAACATCTTCATCATTAGCGACAGCCAAACGCACATTCTCATAAGGTAGATGGTTTATCTTAGCTACAGTTGTTCTATCTACACTCCAAATAATTTCTAAGTAATAGCCTCCCTGCATCTTTGCATCTAACGTAATAGGCCTTCTAATTGCATTTAATTTCAATCGGTCTATCTCACGCTGAGCAGCGGGATTAGTGCTCTTAAACTCTTTCCCTGCTATCATAAACGCTATGCTCATAGTAAGTGCTGAGTGCACAGGTGAGCTGTAATACAAATCTATAAGATAGTTGCTGAATAAATTAGCTTCGCCTAATGTTACCCATCCCTTAGGAGTCTCTTTTTCAGTAGCTTCTTGAGGCATTGCTGCGCCAAGATTAACTAACATGGGTGCTGCGTGTTGTATCTTATCCATTGTAGGCTATATCTGAATCTATGGTTAGGTTTGGCTCGGTGAAACGGGGAGTAGTAATATCTTCTACTATCAAATATCCTCTTTCTATTACTCCCTCTACTACCGCATTGGTAGGATCTAAATTACTGCTGCTGTTTTGGCCGTAAACTATGTAGCTGAATCGTGCTGGATAGTTAATCAATAAGCTAGCAGCTGTTGGGTTGTTGGCATTTGTGCCGATTTGAATGGTAGTGTACCTATCATTCTGTGCTATCTGTGTAGGGATAGCGTAAAGCTTTTCTAATGTTTGCTCGTTAGTTAATTCGAGCAGGTAATGCGTATAAGTATTAGCAAGCAAAAGCTCCCCTTCCTTTAGTGTAAGGTAGAGGAGCTGTGCTGCTGTATTTTTAAGTAAATAAATCATGCTTTAAAGATAGCACAATTTTATTTACAATGTACCTGGAACTACAGTTATTGTAGCATAATCATCCCACACATCAGTAGTATCACTTACTGTTAAGTAGTATGCTTTATCTTTCTCTTCTCCTGTAAATGTAACGGTATATCCGCTCATATCACCTTTAGCAGTTCCTGAAGCAGTAGTGAATGCAGTAACTTCTACACCATCCTTATATCCGCACATCCAAAGGTTATCATTGTTATCTAATACCCATAATACGTTACGGCCTTTAGCAATGTTTTGAAGTTGTAAAGCACGTTGTTGAGACATTCCATGAAATGAAGCTACAATAGTTTGAGTATAGTACACTGTACCGTTCTCAATGCTGATAGCAGCCTCTTCTGTGAATGATCCTGTGTGCTTAGGTAGTTGAAATTCGTAAACGCTACCAGTTGCTAATGCAGTAACTTCGTTACCTGTAAGAGTTGCTGAGTTAGCGAATGTATCGTATGCTCCAAGATAGATAGCTTTGATGCCACCAATCGCCTCTTTGCAATTAATTTGAAAGCCTAATGTGGTTAAACAGCTCATGGTTATTTTTTATTATTTAGTTAAAATATCTTTGCAAAGAATGGGCAGCTCATAGCTTACCCACTCTTTTAACAAAGGAGTATAATTTAGTTATCGAATCCGATAACGATATCACCTAGTACAGCGTACTGAACACCAGCACGGAATCTCATAGCCATTCTCACGTTATCAGATGCATCAGTAAAGCTCATGTCTACAACTTTCACCTCGTTGAAATCTGATGTCAAATCAGTTCCGAAGTTTAAGTTTGCTACAGTAGCTAAGATAACTACTGAATCAGAGATACCTGGGCAAACATACACATCATAACCGTTGAAGGTCAATGGGAATTGAGCAGTACCTTGGAAAGTTTGCAAGTAACCTGCAGTAGCCAAAGCTTGGCGGTAAAGTTGTGCAGTCTTACGGTTAACGTAAATCTTAAGGTCAGGGCTACCTACTAAACTTGCAGGCAAAGCGTCTGTACATAATTGCAATTTAGCAATCACGTTAGTAGCATCTAAAGATACTGTGAAATCTACATCAGGAGTACCACCTTTACCGGCATCGATTAAGTATTGCAATCCGTTGAATCCTGTAAATCCTGAAGATGGCCAGTTACCTTTCCAAATGTTGCACTCAATCTCTTGTGCTACTTTAGCAGCCAAGTGAGAAATCAAAAAGTCAGAGAAGTTAGCAGGAACTACATCGTTGATAAATCCACGTCCTGTTTGAGAAGCTTCCCAATCTTTAGTAAATTCAGCCTTACAAAGTTGAATGTTAACCATAAGGTCAGTTACGGTTAATACTCTCTCTTCTAAAGTAAGAGCAGATGTAGAGTTGTCAAAGTCGCATGTAGCAGCTTTAACTAATCCTGTTGAAGCCAAGATTTTAAGTACTGCTTTGTACTTTACATTCTCTTTAACAGTGATGTAGTTGTTAGCAATAGTATCTCCTGAAAGAACTGCTGCTGCGATGTACGGTAGCGCTAATTCGCCAGCGTAGGTTGAGGTGATGGTTAAGTTATCAGCCATGTGTTTTTGTTTTTGTTTTTGTTTTTAGTTATTTTTATATCTTGCTACTATAGCACGAGTGCGATCTTCGATATTGCTCATTGCTGTAATGTTTAAAGGCGCTTGAGGTGCTGCTTGTCTAGACTGCTTTACAGTTGTCGCAGCTGGTGCTTGTGAAAGCTCAGTGATTTTCTTTTCAGCAGCGCTAAGCTTAGCTTCAAATTCAGAGATTACATTTTTAAGTAATCCTTCTACTTGCTCTTTGCTGTAAGTCTCAGCTACTTCCTGCTCTACTTCAATCTCTACAGATGGCTCTTCAGTAATTGCCTCTGCCATAGATTCGATTATACCGTTAGATACCACGATAGTCATACCGTTATCCATAGTATACTCACCATCAGCTAGAGGTACAGGGTTGCCGTCTGCATCCATTACGAATACATCTACTCCCTCTGCGAATGCATCAGCATTAGAGTAGATCATAGTACCATCAGCTAAAGCTCCTTCTACAGCCATTGCTACAGGTGTAGCTTCCGGTGCAGCAGTCTCTTCTACTGATAGCTTTACTCCATGCTTTGAAAGCTGCGGAGCGAACTTGTTTAAAATTTCTTGAATCATGTTCATGTGTTATATTAGTTAGTGGAAAAATTTACGAATTCATTTCAAGCGCTTTAGCTAATTCAGCTAATAGCTTCTCTAGGTCCTTCTCTTGCACTTGCGTTTCAGACATTGGAGCAAACCATCCCTCTATAGAAAAGCCTTTAACCTCTCCATTTTTAACAGCTTGCCATGTAGCTTCATCATCTACTTTTACCCCTATCATCCAAGTGCCTTCAGGAAGCTCGAAGCCATAATTCATACTCTTATCATGTGCTCCTGTAGTTACCCAAGACTCTACTACTGTTAAGTTGTTTACAGGCATCTCATGCTGGATAGTATGATTGTGGTGCATGTTACGCTTTAGGAATTCCTGAGCAGTTTGCTCAATGGTATCTTTAGAGTAGGTGATGTAATACTTTTCATTATTGCCATCGTATCTGACAATGGGCTGATTAGGAATAAGTGCAGGACCGTACAGCATGCGCTTCTCTCCATCCTCTACTCTTGCAAGTAAGAGATTAGCTTTAGATAGCGCTACAAAGTCTACCATTATAGCAGGCTCACTAACAAGGCTCACAGCGTATACCCCCATGTTATCATCCTCTTCGCCTAAGCCATACTCTATTAACTTCAATTTATCTATGCTCATATTTTATAGTGGAAAAAATTAGTTATTTGTTATAGGTTAGACTGATCAATAATCTTTTGTCTAGCCTCTAATGCGTTAGCTACGTTGCCTGCTAAGACATACGTCTCTACTGTACCCGGTGCGTTGTTATTAAAGTTACCTCCGCTAAAGTCTACAGCTGGTGCATTAGTTTGAGTATTAGTAGCACCTCCTCCTTGATCCATTGACGTATTAGGAGCTCCTCCACCAAATTGAGTTTTAGCTATCTTAGCTACGTTAGCAAATCCCATCACACCTACTGCTATAGCTTGAGCTATCTTAACCGATGTTGGTACAGTTTCAGGTGAATTCAAAGCCTTAACAATAGCTGAATAAGTATCTACTAAAGACATAGCCATATTAAGCGCCTTATTCACGTTGAATTGTCTCTTAGCAGTTTTTTCAGTACGTGCAGTAAAACTTTCATTAAGTGCAGTAAGCGCTTGTAAGCCTTGAGATACTGCTGCTATTTTCATTTCTTGTAAAGCAACAGCATCTGCTTTCTCTTTATCTGCCCATTTCTTTTTTATAGCATCTTCTTCAGCTAACTGAGCATCTAAAAATACTTTAGTATCTATGCCTCTTAAATCAGCTTCAGCTATTAAAGCATCATATTTATCCTTGTTAATCTGCAGCTCCTTATCTTTCTCGCTAAGTAATCTTAATTCATTAGCTTTAGCTTGTTCTAATGCAGCATTACTGATAGCATTATACTTTTGCTTAGACTCTTCTTGTATAGCTAAATCCGCAGTTACTTGTTTATCATATTCAATCTTAGCATATTTATCTCTAATGGCCTGTTCCTCTTCTTTATGAAAAGTTAATAGAGCAGCTGTTTCTTCCGCTGATTTCTTAGCTTTTTTATACGTCTCTACTTCTAATTTTTGACGTTCATTTAATAGAAATAATTCTTTATCTAAGTCGCTAAGATTTCTTCTATCCCAGTCTGCTAATTCTTTCTTAATAGCTAATAATTCATCTGCTAACTTCTTTGCTTCTGCTTCACGTTG